GCCCAGCCCTGGGCCCTGGAAGGTGCCAGTCAACCCGCTATCACGGAAACCGCCAGTTTATCGGCGCCCAGTCCTTGGACCTATGTGCGCAGCCAGGACGTGAACACCTGCCAGATTTGGCAACGGCAAGTGTCTGTGAGCTATGCAAAGCAGTCTGTCACAGGCCAGATCACAGCTGATGCCAACACGGGCCTGGCAATGATTGACCAGCAGCCGGTGCAAAACGAGCTGGACTTTCAGATTACCGCGCACATGCGTCAGATTGCCCTGGATGTGGATTACACATTTTTGAATGGGGCCTATCAGCAGGTTACGGCTGCCAATGTGGCTGCCAAGACCAGGGGCCTACTCGTGGCCTGCGCCACCAATACCGTGGCAGCTGCGACTGCGGCGCTCAGCAAGGCGCTGATTGATCAGCTATTGAGGACCATGGCTGCCAATGGCGCTGAGTTTATCAACCCGGTGATTCTCTGCAATGCATTCCAAAAGCAGCAAATCTCCGACATTTACGGGTATGCGCCGGAGGACCGGAATGTGGGCGGGTATAACATTAAGCAGATTGAAACAGACTTTGCCATATTGGGCATTGTGTGGGCGCCGAACATGCCCACAGATGATCTGCTGGTGGCTGACCTGGCTTTTTGTGCTCCTGTGTTTCTGCCTGTGCCTGAAAAGGGTGTGCTTTTCTATGAGGAGCTGAGCAAGACCGGCGCCTCAGAAAAAGGCCAGATTTATGGGCAGATTGGCCTGGACTATGGACCGGAGGAGTATCACGGCTCCATTACCGATTTGGCCACTTCCTAAGCACCGGCCGCAAGGACACCATTTGATCTGGTGAAAGGGAGGTAACAATTATGGCGAGCAGAAGAAATGCAGTAAAGCGGAGAGAGTTTGTTAAAAGCCCAGGGCTGAACCCTAAACTCCGGGAGTTTGTGCAGGACGTTCATGCCCACATAGACTGGGGGACTACCTCCAGCACCACGTCCACAACTACCACAACGACTACCACCACGACTACCACCACGAGCACCACGAGCACCACAACTACCACGGCGTGATAGTGGGCACAGGTGAGGGGTTTGGTGAGTAACGCTACCACGATCACCACCACGTTATAAGAGGACGGAGGTGAGGATGTGGTGAGCACAGGGGGAAAGTGACATGAGTGAAAATGAGGTTACAACCGTTCTATTCACACGGGTGCAGGGCCTGGCCACTGTTGTGTGGAACCCACGCACGGACAGGGCTTTGTGCCATTTCAGCAAGCAAGGACTGCTGGCCACGCGGAATGAGCACGTGATTGAGACACTGCGTGAGATGGGGTACCGTGAGGTGACCGCTGATCAGATTATACAGGCGGGCCTCACCGTGCCCGGAGTCAAGGATGTGCATGACGCTGGCACACCTGGCCTGGGGTACCGTGAGGCAGGCAATGCACCAGCAGGGACAGGGACAGCCATGGCCGGAGCAGGGCCTGAGGCGCAGACCGCAGAGCAGAGGAAAGGTCTGTTTGCTCCTGATGAGAATGGACTGCCTGAGCCTCCGCCTGGCGGCAGCCGCAAGCTGGTGGACTGAGGAGGGCCGGAAATATGGCGTACTGTGCTGAGGCTGACCTGGTGAAAGTCAGGCCAAATATCATGCTGCTGGGTGTCGCAGCCTGGACTGATCAGATTACAGAGTCGGACGCCATTATTGACCGGACCATTGAAGCCCGCTGGTACCGGGCTGCCTGTAAGGGCTATAGTCTGGATTACCGTGAGACACCTTTTGACAGCGCTCTGTTGTTGTCCTCAGCCACGGAATTGACACGGCTGGGCACATACAAGACGCTGGAACTGGCATACATCTTTCTGCAAAAAGAGGCTGAGGACGCTGACCCATTCGAGCGCCAGGCTGGCAATTTCCGCAAGATGTATACCAATGAGCTGAGTGAGGTGCTGGCGGCTGGTCTGAGCTATGACTGGAATCAGGGCGGTGATCTGGATTACACAGAGAAAAAGCTGCCTGTGACCCGGAGGCTGGTGCGTGTCTGATGACTTTGAAGTTGAGGTCAGAGGCGCCACAGAGCTGCGCCTGAAACTGGGTGACATCGGTGATGCCCTGAAAAACACTGTGGTACTCATGGGCCAGATCGGCGCCAGAGTCAATACGCTGATCAAAGCCCGGACCGCAGAGGGCACGGATGCAGAGGGTGATACCTTTGAACCATACAGTGAGTCATATGCGCTGTGGCGGTCAAAGGCCGGATACCCTACCACTGATGTGGACCTGACCTTGACTGGCGGTATGATGGCAGCCATGACCTATGAGGCTGTCAATGATCAAGTGACCTCTTTTTTCATGGACACCGTGGATAGGCGGAATGCAGGTGTGCGCAATCCTGAAAAGGCCTTTTTCAATCAAGAGCTGCGCAACTTTTTTTCTATCGGCGCAGATGAAATTGATGAGATTGAGGACCTGGTGAGAGAATACATTGACGCTGAGCTGGAGAGTGACCGGCGTGGCACCAAATAGCAAGCGTGAGCGGATACTGGTGGCACTGGTGACAGAGCTGGAGGCGATAGCAGCACTCAGTACTGTCAACAGGATACAGCCTGCTGGGCTGAGCAGCCTAAAGGGCTATGCGGAAACCCAGCTGCCACTGGTGGCCGTATGCGGTCAACTCCCCAGGCCAACTCAGAAACGGACAACACGCACTGGGCACACTGTGGATAAAGTGATCAGTGTGCTGGGTGTGCGCTTGTTTGTGTATGCGCTGGATAATGTGACGCCTGACAGCACTATCAGCAACCTGGCAGATGACATATGGGCCAAGCTGCTGGCAGATGAGACTCATGGTTTCAAGTGGGTACTGGGCACAGAGATTGAGCCCAATATCAACACGGCTGTGTGGGACCCATATTGCGCAGTTAATTTGCAGGTCAATATCGAGTACTTACATGATAAAGGGGGAATATAGTCATGCCACAACCGCACAGTACTAAGAACTATACAGTGCTCAAAGGTATTTTCAGTATAGCCGCATTTGCAGCCGGGGCGCCCGGCGACTATTCCGACATGGGCAACGTGGTCACCGCTGAGATTGAGCCCACAGTGGAGCGCCTGCCTCACTATAGCAACCGGAGCGGATACCGGGTCAAGGACGCAAACCCGGTAATCAGCACGGAGTATGCGCTGAGGATGACCCTGGATGAAATGGCCGCAGTCAATCTCAGCCGTTTCCTAATGGGCACACTGACAGGCGGCGGTGATACCATTTACGCATTGCAGGCCATTGACAATGAGTATGCAGTGCGTTTCACAGAGGACAACCCCACGGGCCCAAACAAGATATGGGACCTGTGGAAACTAACGCTGAGCCCTGCGGGGCCCCTCCAGTTAGTAGGTGACGGCACGGAGTGGGCTGTGATGGAAATGCAGGGTGAGGGTTTGGCCGATACGCAAAATCACCCGGAAAGCCCATATGTGACCGTGGACTATAAGGCGGGTGAAACCAGCAGCACTACCACCACCACAACTACGACCACCACGAGCACCACGAGCACCACAACCACCAGCGCATAATGGTGGGCACAGCGTGATGGGAAAGGGAATGTGTCTGGTTTGGCAGGTGGCATGGCGGGAGGCATCTGGCTATGCGCAAGCAAGGAACTGTTACCATTGATGATCGGAAACTGATTGTTAAAGAACTAACAGCACGGCATATTATTGACCTCACAACAGAGGGCGGACTGCTGGGCGATCAGAAGAATGAGAAGAACGCAGACACTCTGAGCCTGGTCGCTATAGCAGAGCATGCGAAACGGTTTTTGCCTAACTTTTTGGAGCTGGAAGCAGCCCAGGAGGGCGAACAGATCACAGTGGACTATCTGCTGAACCTGGCGCCCAGTGAGCTGAAAACAGTATACGAGAAGTTTGAGGAGGTAAATGCCGTTTTTTTCGAGGTGGCCCGCAAAGTAGGGCTGGGGCAGCTGCTGGACAAGCTGAAACAGCAAGCGCAAGCGGAGTTTTTGAAACTGCTTGCCGACTTATAGAGGCGGGCCATGCAGACGTGCTGGATTATGGTTACAGCTATTTCATATCTGCGCTGAATACTCATCTGAAAGTCAGGCACGAGGACCAGAGGGACCGGGCCACCAGTTTCCGTAATGCTCAATTCATGGATGACCCGACCTGGCGGAGATACATGCGCGGAGGATGACCATGGCTGTCACCACAGATATACTTGAGATAATTGTAAGGCTGCGGGATACAGCAAGCCGTGGCGTGGGTAAACTGGGCAAGTCAATCGCTGGTGTGAAAAACCGAGTGGGCAGACTGGCCAAGTCATTTACAGGACTACGCGGAGCCATTGCAGGCCTGGTGGGCACAGCCGCCATAGGTTTACTGGCACGCAGTTTCATAAAAGCCGCAGACGCTGCTGAGGGGTATCGTGTGCGGCTTTCTGTACTCCTGGGGTCACAAAAAGAGGCCAATGCCCTATTTGAGGACATGGCCGATTATGCCGCTGGTGTTTCCTTTCAATATAAAGAAGTAATGGGCACAGCCACGTCACTGTCAGGTGTGATGGAGGGCGGCCGTGAGGAGATAAAGAAATGGATGCCTGTGCTTTCAGACCTCACCGCAGCATCTGGCCTCACCATGGAGGAGGCCAGCAGCAATTTCATACGCATGTATTCAGCAGG